GCCCCGACTTTGACCTAGATTATTTTAAACTACAGTATTTTAGATGGAGGCGATAGACGGCATTACATGCCCCTGGGAGGCGGGCAACTATATCCTTAAACAGATGGAAAACGGCTTTACACACAATGGCCGTTTTTTTGTCTACAATAAAGAACGCTACGTAGAGGTAAGCCAGGACGCCTTGGAGCTGTTGGTATTGCGACTACTTAAGGAAAAGGCTACACAAGCGAAGATAAACCTTATTATAGACCGCCTACGTTATGAGCTGCCCAAGTACGAGCCACATAATAAGTACCTGGCGTTTACAGACGGCTACCTAGACCCTTTAACGTGTACGTTTAGACGTGGTAAGTATGAGGCACACGTCTACGAGCTTATGCCCTTTAAATACGACCCCACAGCACAGCCAGAAGAGTGGTATAAGTTCTTGGACGAAGTATTTAGCGGCGACGATGACAAAGAGCAGAAGATAGCCCTTATACAAGAGTATTTCGGCTACGTACTTATGCGCGACGTTAACTACCATAAAGCCTTAATGCTGTACGGTAGTGGTGGTAATGGTAAGAGCGTTATATGCGATATTCTGGAGGCCATGGTACCACAAAGCACACACCTAGAATGGGGCGAGCTAGGGGAGCAACGCGGCCTAGAACGGCTGGCCGGTTCCTGGCTAAACGTAAGTACGGAAATAAGCTACAAAGAGAATAGCGCGAGTACGGGCTTTAAGAAGGTGGTAGCGAGCGAAACCATTACAGCTAACCCGAAGTACAAAAAGCCTTTCGACTTTAAGCCTTTCGCAAAGCTTCTATTCGCTTCCAACGGCGTACCACAAACAGAGAGCGATAGCGGCGTATTTCGTCGGCTTATGATTATTAGCCTAAATAATAGCTTTGTTGGGCGTGAAGACTGGCAACTAACGAACCGTCTACTAGAAGAGCTACCAGGTATATTTAACTGGGCTGTAATAGGTGCTGCACGCCTACGTGGTATGGGACGCTTTACACATGTACCGAGCAACGTAGCCGAGCTACAAGAGTACAGAAGGGCTATAAATAGCATACAAGCCTTCTACGATGAAGAACTAGAAATGTACCAAGACCAGGAAATAACCTTTAACGACTTCTACCGTAGTTATACCAGGTACTGCCTAGAAACCAGTAACCGACCCTTCGCTAGAAACAAAATACGCGGAGTAGTTAGGCAATTAGACCTACCACTAGATATCTACTCCAAGGGTGATAATACACGGTGGGTCAGGGCGTTACGCCCCATTAATTGGAGTAAAGATTTAGATACCTTCTAACAACTACTAACTACTTTTTATATAATTAGTATTATATATACATGTAGTAGTAGAATAAAAGTTTTAGAAATTAGTAGTTAGTAGTTAGAGATGGCCAATTACCTTAAGCACAGACACGCACCAAAGCGCACCACATACCGGCAAGAGAAGCTGTACGCTACCAAGCGCTGGCGTACCTATCGCAAGGCTATTATAGCACGCCGTGGCGGTGAGTGTGTTACATGTGGTGCCACACCATTAGACCAGCATATACACCTGGACCATATCGTACCACTAGTGCAAGGCGGTGAGCCATACGACGAGAATAATATCCAACTGTTGTGCCGTGAGTGTCACGGACGCAAGACAGCTAAAGAGGTATGGGGGGTGGGTTCCATCTCAAACGAGAAGGCCGGAAATTCCCCTGCCACCTTTTCCTTTTTTTTGAACCAGAACCAAGACCCCCCAGACCATGAATGAAGAGCTAGAACTGTGGAAAGGCATACAAAAGGAGTGCATAGACAGCCTTAAAAGGCACGGCGCAATACTTGAAGCGGTAACGGACAGAGGCCAACCGGTACTGCGTAAGAACCCAGCCGTAGAAACTTTGGCCAAAGCAGAACGGAAGATAGCAGAACTTGAAAAGCTGGTAGGTAGTGGACTTGACCTGGACTGAAAATATTATTGAACGCTACTGCGTTCTTACGGAAGACGAACACGCGGGCAAGCCCGTTAAACTTCTGGACTGGCAACGGCATCTAATTAGAGAGAGCGAAGGTAAGCGCATGGTCTGGCTAGAGATCCCGCGTAAGAACGGTAAGTCGGCGTTTATTGCTATGCTAGCTATAGCCCACATGCTAGAGGGCTTTAAAAACAACAGTAACCCACAAGTAGTACTAGCAGCTGCGACCAGGGAGCAAGCCGGCATTTTGTTTGCCTACGTCCGGAACATGGTACTATTTAACCCGGAGCTGCAAAAGGTACTAGAGCCATACCGCAAAGAAATACGACTTAAAGGGAGGCCAGGCTTTTTAAAGACGCTTACCAGCGACGGAGGTTCAAACCACGGACTAAACCCGAGCCTTATTCTTTGCGACGAAATACACGCCTGGAATGAGGTAAAAGGGCCGGACTTATGGGAGGCGCTACGTACTTCGATGGCTGCAAGACCGAGTAAAATGGTAGCAATTACGACTGCGGGAGGGGCGTATACGTTCGCCCACAAGTGGCACGAGTACGCCGTCCAGGTGCGCGATAACCCAAAGATAGATCCGGCATGGCTTACTATCATTTACGGAGCTGACGACGAAGAAGACCCACACGACCCGAAAGTATGGGCGAAGGCTAACCCTAGCCTAGGCGTTACGGTAAGCTTAAAGTACCTGGAAGAATTAAGCAATACCGCCAAGTACGACGAACCTACGCTACTTTCGCTGCGTAAGCTGCACCTTAACCAATGGGCGGGCAGCGCCCAGCCCTATATAGAGCTTTCCAAGTGGCTGAAGTGTACCAACACAAAGACCAGCGTAAAGAACTGGCGCTGTTTCTTGGGCGTTGACTTGGCCGCGGTAAACGACTTTACCGCCTACGCAATACTGTACTTTAATGGCGAAAAGTTCCATACTATACAGTACTACCAGATTACAGACCACGCCATGAGCAAGCGTAAGAACAAATACCCAAACCTGGTACGCAACTGGGCCAAGAACGGGAACCTAGAAATAGTAAAGGGCGAGGTAACGACCACAGCCCACCGCCTGGCTATTATAGAGCGTATTATGGAACAGCACCCAGTCGAAGGCATCTTCTTTGACCCGTGGAACGCAGCCGAAACGGTGGACACTATGCGCCAGCGCTACGGTAAGAACTTCTGTTATGAAGTGCGACAAAGCGCACTAATGATAAATGAACCCATGAAGCTACTATACCGGAGCGTAGTAACGGGCAATATAACGCACGATGGCAACCCGGTTACGGCCTGGATGATAGCGAACACTAGCCTACACATTGACAAGAACGATAACTGGACTTTCCAGAAAGACAAGGCCCCAGACCGTATAGACGGAACCGCGGCTATTCTTACGGCTATGGCCGGCTATGTTCATAATGCGAGTACCGGTATGAGTTCGTACGACACGGAAGAAATTATTTTCGTTTAAATTTGGTTTTCTGAAATTGTTTTTGTAAACTTTAGCGCGCGTATGGCATCATTCTACGATAGAGTAAAACGAAGTATTTCCGGGGTTATCAATCCCAGGCCCTGGCTTATTAATCTCTTCGGAGGCGTCGGTACTTCGGCCGGCGAAGACGTAAGCACAATTAACGCCCCAAAGGTCGCCGCGGTCTACGCGTGCGTTAACCTTATTGCGGACACGGTAGCTAGCCTACCGTTTCGCTTAATTCGGGAAACGGAAGAAGGTACCATTTTTGTACCGGGCAATATTGATAACCTAGTACGCTACGCACCCAATAGCAGCTACAACAGCTTTACGTTTCGTAAGGCTATGCTTACCCAGCTTCTTTTGCGCGGTAACGCTTACGTACTTCCCATGCGCGAGGGTAACGCCTTGGCGGGCTTCGAGCTGGTAGATACGGAACTAGTTACGATTGACACCACAAGCGGCCAATTAATTTACCAGGTACACTTAACCAACGGTATTAAGCTGCGCCTAGAGCCTTCGCAGATTATCCACCTAAAACTATGGACGCTGGACGGTATTAACGGCGTAAGCCCCGTTACCTATGCCCGCGAAACCATTGGTACGAACATGGCGGCCACGAAGCACCTAGGTAGCTTCTACGGACGCGGTGCTACGCCTAAAGGTATTCTACAGATTCAAGGCACTATTCGCGACGCTGACCGCGTGCGCCAGATTGGCCAACAGTTCGACGCGCGTTACGCTGGCGACAACGCCGGCGGCACCGCGGTATTAACTGAAGGCGCGGAATACAAGCCCGTAGCCATGAGTATGCGCGAAAGCCAGTTTTTAGAAACGCTGCGCTTTGGTGTAGAAGAGATTTGCCGCCTTTACAAGGTGCCACCCCACAAGGTCGGCCACATGGAAGGCGCCGGTTACTCTAACAGCATCGAGGCACAAAACGCGCAATTTGTTACGGACTGCATTCGCCCGCTAGTCGAGCTTATCGAAATGGAGTTTACTAATAAAGTACTTAACGGCAACCGCCGTTTTAATTTGGATCTGCGAGCGCTTATGCGTGGGGACATTATGACCCAGGTACAGCGTAACGTATCTTACTGGAATATCGGAGTTATGAGCGCTAACGAAATCCGTAAGGAAGAAGGGCTGGCCCCTATTCCCGATGGGGACACGTTTAATAAGCCTATGCACATGGCACCACAAAACGACGTAAACAATGGAGAACAAGGAAACACGGAGCCTCCCGCTGCCTAACGATGGAGAAGGACGAAACGTTAGCGGATACGCCGCAAACTTTCGAGAATATGACATGGGTTCTTTTAGGGAACGCATCGAGCGTACAGCCTTCGATAACTTGGACGCTTACGACATCCACGCTCTATACAACCACGACTACCACAAGGTACTGGCCCGAAGAAATAAAGGTAAAGGAACCCTAGAACTGACCACCGACGAAACGGGGTTAAAGTTTGGTTTCGAATTGCCAGACACGGCAACCGGTAACGAGGTGCGTACGTTAGTCCAGCGTGGCGACGTAGACCAAGCGAGCTGGGCCTTTACCGTTAAGAAAGAAGAATGGGTAGACGTACGCAGCGACAAACCCCTACGCGTCATTAAAGAAGTAGGCGAAATTTACGATATTAGCCTTACGCCCCGTGGCGCTAACCCTACTACTTCCGTAGCGCTTCGCAGCTTGGAAGCAGCTAAAGAACAAGAACCCGAACTGGCGGAACCAGTAATTGAAACAAAACCCGAAAACGTGGAAAACGTAGAAAACACCGAGGAACGCGCTGCGAATTTCGTAGACGCTTCCGCAGTTCAGGGCAAGCTCTCTA